AAGTCCAGTGAGGCGAAGTTACGAAGGGGCGGCACAGTCCGCTCAACTTACCTCCGCTCTTGGGGGTTCTACTGCTGATCTCACGATCTACTGCGACAACTTGACGAACTGGCCTACGGGTACAGGGAGCAAACCGTTCTTCGTTGTCATTGACCGGGGCAAGACGACGGAGGAGAAGATTCTCTGTTCGTCTCGTTCTAGCAATGTCCTCACCGTGTACAACGACGGGTTGACAAATGGTAGGGCAGCGGACGATACGAGTATCACTGCTCATCAGATTAATGCGGTTATTGAGCATGTGTTTACTGCGGTCGATGCTGATGAGGCGAACGCTCACGTCAACACTTCACCGCTACATATCACCGTGTGTACCACTACGACTCGGCCAGCGTCTCCGACAGCGAATCAGACCATTCTTGAAACTGACAGCAAAATGATGCTGTCTTACATCAATAGTATTTGGGAACCAGTATCATCTAACGAGGGCGGCATCAACCCGTTCCTCTTGATTGGAGCGTAGTCATGGGTACGGTTTATAAGCGTCTCGGCGCGGTTGCATCAACAGGAACGATTGGTACGGCAGACACCCTGTACACGGTGCCGTCTGCGACAGCGACTGTTGTTTCTACGATCACTGTCTGCAATACGAGTGCGAGTGCAGCGACGTTCAGTATCGCTATCTCTACTACTACTTCGTTTGTTGCTGCTGGTTACATCGTGTATCAGGCGAGTATCGCTGGTAATGACACGGTGGGGTTGACGTTCGGTGCGACTTTGGATGCCACCAACAAGTACCTGCTGTGTAGTGCGTCGGCTTCGACTGTCTCGTTTAGCGTGTTCGGAAGCGAGATCTCCTAATGACATTCTCCACTCTCAGCGGCAACAAGTTGAGTGGTCTGTCTGGTGCCGCTGACTTCTCTAACACAAGCACGGGGACGTACACGGGGTACAAATATGTGACGTTCACGGGTCTTTCTACTTTAACTGTTACGCGAGCCGGGTTCGCTGACATCGTGGTCGTAGGTGGTGGAGCGGGTGGTGGCTACAGCGATGGGGGCGGTGGGGGCGGTGCTGGGTCCGCGTATGCAGCGCAGCAGTATTTGGCCGTTGGAACATACACCGTATCTGTTGGCGGTGGAGGAGCCGCTGGAAGCGCGGCACCGGGGACTGGCGCTTCTGGTTCACCCTCGCGGTTAGGTAGTTTTGTGATGATTGGCGGTGGCGGTGGCGGAGGTACAGATGGCGGAAGATTTGTAGGGGCTAACGGGGGTTGCGGCGGCGGCGGCGCTGGGTCTACGAGTTCAATAGCCGGTGGTTCGACTTTAGTGACTGGTCTGGGGAATAACGGCGGCGCTAGCGGCACCGCTTACGGCGCTGGCGGTGGTGGAGGTGTCGGAGCAGTAGGAAATATTGGAGTTGGTGGCGCTGGTGGTGCTGGAGGCGCGGGATCAACGACAACTATCGCTGGGAATGCGCCTACTAGCACATACTCGGCTGGTTCATACGGATTTGGTGGCGGCGGCGGTGGTGGCGGTGGTGACCCGTCAGGAACTGGTGGCGCTGGTGGTGCTGGAGGTGGCGGCGCTGGTCAGGGTGACTCAACGGCAGCGGTAGCGGGGACAGCGTTTACCGGAGGTGGCGGTGGCGGGTCAGACTTGACTGACGCAAAGGCTGGCGGAAGTGGAATCGTAATCGTGAGGGTGGCGGTCTGATGCCCATGTTCCTGAGACTCCCCGATGACGTAGTAGCCGACTGGCTTGAGGATACGGAGTACGACAATGGCTATTAGCAAACTGTCCACAGCGAGGGGTGCTGGTTCTACTATCCCGGTCGCTGGTCGTTACGCCGCTGTGAGTGGTGGAACTACTACAACGTATTCGTCGGGTGGGTTGACGTATCAGGTACAGACGTTCACCGGTAGCGGGACGTTGGTTGTTAGCAATTCCGGTGTCGTTGATGTACTGGTAGTAGGCGGGGGCGGCTCAGGTGGTGTGACATCAAATATTGGACCCGGCGGTGGTGGTGCAGGCGGTGTGCTACAGGCGTCTAGCGCCTTTCTAGAGGCTGGGTCTTACACGGTTTTTGTTGGTGGGGGCGGGGCCGCTGGGAACGCTCAGGCTTACGACTCATATAACGGGTTCAGTTCATATGTTGGACCGTTTGTTGCTCCCGGTGGGGGGGCTGGTGCGATGGGTATTCACGGCCAGAACGGTGGTTCAGGCGGTGGCGCTGGCGGCGGTGGCGCTGCTACGACACCTGCTGGAGGAGGAGGCACATCTAATGTTGGCAATAACGGTGGCAATGGTTTCGGCAGTGTGGGGTCGGAAGCGGCCAGATCAGGCGGAGGCGGGGGCGGCGCTGGGGCTGCCGGGGCTAACGCTGCTTCAAGCCAAGGCGGTAACGGCGGGATAGGTATTCAGTCGTCTATCACTGGTACTGCTGTCTATTACGGCGGTGGCGGTGGTGGTGTTTCTGACGGTGGAGTCGCTGGGACTGGCGGTTCAGGCGGGGGTTCTGCCGGTGCGGTTAACCCTGTTGCTGGCGGCGAGAATCTTGGCGGTGGTTCCGGTGGAGCGACTGGGACTGGTGCTGCTGGCGGTAAGGGCGTTGTGATTGTTCGTACCGTAACCGCAGGAAGCGCGGCTGGTGTCGCAGCGAGTGGTGGTACAGAAACGACGTATGTTGGTAATGGGACGAATGGCGTGAATGGCCGGACGTACAAGGTGCATACGTTCCTTGGGTCTTCGTCGCTAACAGTGAGCGCACCCGGTTTCGTGGACTGTCTCGTCGTTGGCGGGGGCGGTGCCGGTGGATACGCAACTGACGCAGGTCAGGGCGGCGGCGGTGGCGCAGGTGGGGTGCTGTACCAAACCAATGTCTACCTCAGTTCTGGTCCTCAGTCTGTCGTTATCGGCGGGGCAGGAGCAGCGGCACCTACTGGCAATACTTCTGGTGTTAGTGGAACAGCGTCCCGGTTAGGCACTTACTACGGCGTAGGCGGTGGCGGTGGCGGGGCATATTCAGGCGTGCAGCCGGGAGGCTCTGGTGGCGGCGGCGGCGGTTCAAACTCCCTAGTCCCAACTGGAGCAAGCGGGCTTTCAGGGCAGGGAAACAGCGGCGGTACTGCGGCAGTTACTACTGCTGGGGCTGGCGGTGGTGGCGCGGGTGCCGCTGGTGGAACCGGGGCTAGCACGGCTGGCGGCGCTGGCGGGATTGGGTTGTCTATTGACATTAACGGCACTGCCACCTTTTACGGCGGCGGCGGTGGTGGCTGCGGTTCGGTGACTGCCGGGGCTGGCGGTTCAGGTGGTGGAGGTATTGGTGCCGTGAATACCGCTGCGGCTGGTGCTGGGGTTTCTAACACTGGCGGTGGCGGCGGTGGAAGAAATGGCGTTCCCGGTATTGGCGGTTCCGGCATCGTGATCATCCGCTACGCCATCTAGAAACGTTCTCCGTAAAACTTTACATATTCAATCAACGTAGAAAGGAAGTGGTTATCATCGCTCACTTTGCGAGAGTAGAAGACGGCATCGTTCGCGAGGTCATCGTCGTCAACAACACGGATTGCGGTGGAGGCGACTACCCGGCATCCAATGCAGCGGGTCAGGCGTTCATCAAGCAGATTGGTCTTGACGGCAAATGGGAGCAGACCTCATACAGCGGATCATTCCGTGGGAAGTATGCAGGTCAGGGCGACACATTCGACGCTGCGGCTGACATGTTCGTGTCTCCCGTTGTCGCTGAGATCGCACCGGAGTAGACGGTGGAGGGGGACTTCGCTGTAAATACGTGGGGCGAAGTCCTCGTAGTTCTTGGCATCATCGGTGCTTCCCTTGGCGTCCTTGACTGGCGTATCAAGCAGTCTGTCGCTAATCAGATTGATTCGATGAGCAGCGAGTTGAAGAAGGATATTGAGAAGATGACGCAACCGATTCAGCCGGGTTACCGGAATGGCGGGGAGTCGCTTGCTGATCTTGCGCATGAGGTGCGGCGTATGTCTAGGGCTATGGGAGTGGATGAATGAAGAACTGGCTGATGGACGCTAAGAACCGCAGGCACCTGTACATGGTGTCGCTGGCCGTGATCCCGCTGCTCGTGTTCTATGGGTTGGTGTCTCAGGATGCTGCACCGTTGTGGATTGCGTTGATTGGTGCAGTGGTTGCGCCGACTGTGGCGTTGAAGAACATTACGCCGAATGTTGATGATCAGGCGACTGCCGTTGAGGACTTTGATGAGCAGGCTCTCTGATGGCTCAGTTGTGCGCTGCTGGTGTGACGTTGAGGAATCAGATCAACGCAAGGTTTCCGCGCCGGGACAAGACGAGCGACGGCTGGATTGGGGACGCTGCACATGCCAACCGTAGCGGCTGGGGTCTGAACGGGAAGGGTTCGTACCATAACCCTGCGCCATCCGGGTATGTTCATGCGCTGGATATTGATGAGGATTTTGGCGCTAAGGGCGACAGTATGAGGTTCGCTGAGCAGTTGGCGAAGTATTGCCGTCTCGGTCTTGATAATGGGCGCATCGTCCATATCGTGTATGAGAATCAGGTTGCGTCAGCGACAGCGGATAACTGGCATTTCAGGGGTAGTGGGTATGGGCATACGCACCATATTCATATCTCTTTCAGTGCGAAGGCTGATAAGGATGGGTCGAAGTTCATTCTTCCTATCTTGAAGATGCCCCGCTAGCCGTTTACTTGGTAAACATCGACTGGATCAGGTCGTACCATTCGCTGCTTCTCGCTTGGATACTGTGATCGGTTTCGATCAGTTCCCTGTTGCGGGTTGATTCGTTGATCCTGTAGCGATGATTGAGCATTAACGTCATTGCATCAATCCATTGATCGGGTGTTTCCGCTACTTGCCCTA